CCGCCTGCGTTAAAAACCAGCTGCTGCTCTTGTTGGCATTCTCAGGCTGGTGCGCAAGCGCTTTGATCGAGGCATCCAGGGCAGCAAACAGAATCGGGTCTTTGTAGACCGTGCTGCTGTCCTGCTCAAAAAAGCGTGACTGCTCCCACTGCCAGCGGGCTTTTTGGTTTTGCTCATTCTGCTCGGCCGCAAAGCTGGCAAACCGCTGCTCAGAGCGCAGGTCTGCGCGGCCCTCAATGATGGCGGTCTTCTCGGCGTCATAGGCTGCAATATCCAGGTCACCTGCGGCGAGTTGTTCGCGCAGCGCCACCTCCCGGGCCGCCAGCGCCGCCATCTTGCCCTCAAAGTCCGCCACTGCGGGCACGGCAAAGGCCGGCACAAACTCCTGGACCACCCCTTCCTGTGCGGCCGGCACAGCCGGCACAGCCGTCACCTCCCCCACCTCTGTGGCTGAAGCTTCAACAGGGATTGCTACCTCCGGCACAGCACCATCCACAGCCTGCGGCACAGCGGGCGGTACGGCATCCGGCCCGTCGTCGTCAGCCGTATCCAAGCGCTGCACCCCCGGACCTTGCATCGCGTTGAGCTCCGCGTCCTCTACTCCGGCCATCGCCTCGCGCTCAGCGCCAGACAAACCCGCCAGCTCAGTCTCTGTTATCGCAGCCATGTCAGCTCCTTAAAAATGTTCATCCGCCTCAATCTCACTTTGCACCCTTGGCCTTTGGCTTACTCGACTGGGTTGGTTGGGCCGGCTTGGGTGCTGCTGCTGCCACCGCCTTTTGTGCAGCAGCGTTCATCTTGGCAATCTCAATGGCCGTGTCGTTTTTGCCCTCGGCGATCTGCAGCGCTGTCCTGGCCGCCAACTCGGCCTTGGCCATGTCGGTCTGGGCGGTGAGCTTTTGCTGCGAGGCCTTGAGCGCCATGTCCGCGCCCAGTGCGGCGTGTTGGGCGTCCTGTCCCTGGTCAGCTTCCTCGGCGCCACCGGCCTGACCGGCCTGACCGACGCTCAGCATCAGTTCTTTGCGCTGGATATCAATCTCCGCCCGGCGCGCCTCAATATCGGCCAGCACAGCAGCCGCATCGGCCTTGAGCTTTTCTACCTTCGCCGCCTGCTCATCCAGGCTGAGCTGCTGGGCAGCAGCATTCATCTGCTTGTTGTGGGCCGCCTCTGCTTGCTGGGCCTGCTGCTGCTGCTCTTCCTCGGGTGTGAGCTTCTTGCTCGGGTCGCGCATGCCGTTGAGGCTGCGGATGCGCGCCACCAACTCGTCCTTGTTGGGTAAATCGGCCATGTCGATCACCAGGTCGAGCATGTTCATGGCAATCTGCGGGTCCATGGCGGCGAGTTTGGTGGTCACATCAAAGAGGCTCTCAAACATCGCCTGGCGCAGGCTTGACCTGAAGTCCTGCTCCGCCACAATAAAGTCCGCCTGCGAGGCGGTGATGGCGTTGAGCGTGCGCCCGCTGGCCGGGTCGAGCTGGTTGACCGTGTCCCAGGAGGAAACCCCGCGCTCGTTGGTCAGCCGTATCACCTTTTCTTGGTTGTAAAACTGCTCGATGAGCGAGAGCTGCATCTCCCCGGCCAGCTGGAACGCCAGGCGCAGGTTGTCAAACAGCTCGGTGGTCACCGTGCCGCCCTGGTCCTGGCGGGCAATGATGGCTTTGCCTGATGTGGCGTTGCTGTGGCGACCCAGGTTCTCGTCAGTCACGCCGCTGACCTGGCGGATGGCCAGTGCGTCCCGGTCCATCAGCACCATGTGTTCGTGTGCGAGTTGCACATCGCGGTTGATCTCCAGCGTCTTGCCCGGGTTTTTAACAATCACCGCATCCGGGCGGGCCACCTCCTGGCGCAACTCCTCCACATCGTCCACCGCCCCCTTGTCCATGATGACCTGGTTTGTCGACAGGATGTACAGCGCCTTGGAGGCGCGTTTGTTCAAGTCCTCCTGCGCATCGCGTACCTGGCGCACCGCCCCGTAGGGCGCGTTGTCGCGCTTGCGCCGGAAGCACCACACGGGCACAAAAGGTATCTTGTTGTGGTGGTAGGGGCTGGCCTGCTCGCTGAGCAGGCCCTGATCGGTGTAGATGGCAAAGCGCACCTGCATCACCGAGCGGGGGTAAATCTCCACCAAGCCGAGCTGTGCGGCCTGCGCATGCTGCGGGTTTTGCGCATCAAAGGGCCGCCCGGTCAAGCCGGGGTCGCCGCGCATGGTGGGCACGGTGGCCGGCACTTTGTACCAGCACTCAATGAGTTTGACCCGCTCGCGCCCCTCAGAGAAACTCGTCGCCCCCGAAAAAGACGCACTCCGGCTGGCGTTGACATGGCTGAAGTCCTCCCCGGCCGGTGTCACCCGCTGGTTCATGTACCAGGTCTCATCGTCCTGGTTGTTGTGGGTGAGGCTGGTTTTAACGGCCCCGTCAATCACCCCCCGGCGCTGGGGGAACATTGCATGGGCAATGTCCGAGTCCACATACTTCCAGCGAAAGAAGTAGCGGGCATCCGAGTAGTCACGCTCTGTGGAGTGGCTGTCGTAGAGGGTGTTGCGCCAGTTTTCACACCGAAAGTACAGGGGCTCGGCATCCCCGTCACTGCGAATGCCCACCTCCAGCCAGCCTACCCCACCCTTGATGGCATCAGCAAACGCCATCGAGCGGTGCCAGGGCAGCTTGTTGGCATCGCTCACATACTTCATCAACTTGGTCTTGATCTCGGCGAGTGCCTCGTCGTCCTTCTCCCGCGGCAATATCTTGTAGTCCACCCGGGTGCGACGCTCCGTGCCGATGATCCAGTCGATGGTCGGTTTGACCTCGTTGAACACCAAGGGCGCCTGCCCGCGCTCAATGAGCGCCTGCGCATCTTCCTGCGTCCACTGCATGCCGTCGTAGAAGTCTTCATCCAGCGCCTGCTGAAAGCGGTTGCTGGCCTGCCGGTTCCACTCGGCGTCGTACCAACTGCTGAGTTTGTCGTGCAAAGCCAGCATGGGCTGGCTGTCAAAGGGGCTCTCAGGCTCGCTGCTGGCCCCGGCGATGTCCGGCGCTCGTCCGCCAAAGCGCGAGGGGTTGTCAAAAGGCGAGCTTGCCGAGACGGCCGGGCTGGTGTTCATGCCCGGTCCTCCAAGGGGTCGTAGGCGAGTTGTTGGTGGCTGAGCACCGCCCCGTCCGCTGAACCTTCGCGCAGCAGCACCTCGGCGTGAATCTCCCGCTGGGCCACTGCAGCCTGCGGCTCAGGTGGCATGCGCACCAGCTCGTCCAGGCCGTCCAATATGAGGTCGGCGATGTTGCCGACGGCTGACCTGTCAGACGGGTGGTATCCGATCTGCTGGGCCGCAGCCATCGCCTGAAACACCAGGTGCTTGTCATCCAGGTACTCGTGCGCCACACTCAGGCAAATCGCAAAGGCCCCAGCCTGGCGCGTACCCGACCAGATCACCATCGCAGGCTCGGTGTTGACGTACTGAAACGCCATCACCAGCTCCCCACGCCGGCGCACCGAGCGGGCAAACTCACCCCCAAGAACAACAAACGGTCGGGCAGTCGGTCCAAGAATCATGCAGCATCCAGGTAAACGGTTTGCCCGTTATACGAGGAACATCAGCATTTTTTTGGTAAGGGCCTGTCTGCGTCGACGCAGATTTAACCCAGGCGCCGACTGTTGACTGACCCACCCTTGGCAGCCACTATCCCGAGCCCACCAACGGGTTCAAGGTCATCGCGCTGAGTTGCATGGAATCGACAGACTGGGTCAATTTGGCGTCAACGTCAACAACTTGGTTCAGAGCCTTGAATTTGCGGGGGTTTCGGGAAAACAGGCTTTGAACCAAGTCGAACGAAATTTCGTTGTTCAGAGTGTTGTGAAGGGGTGAAGATGAATTACTTCCAAGGCGAACCCATGACTTGCTGTATATCGCGTCTAGATAGCACCCGGGTACATTCGTCCCATCGGTTCTGTTCGCTGCTCACAGTTGATCCCCACGTCTCTTCAAAGATGTTCGAAATTTGACCCCGCAGGTGCAGGTGTGACTGCGCCAAGTTCTCGAACTCCTGAATGTCCTCGATCCAGTCATCATCGATGCAATCAGGTAGGCCACCGAAAATATCAAAACGATCTTTCATGCGCGACGAAATGGTGTTGTACACGTCCTCATCGCGTGTAGCGTGGTAGGTCAGGTTGAGCATGTCCACCGTGTCCCGTGCCTGGCCAAACCTCTTGATACGGCCAAGACGTTGTTCAAGACGTGACGGATTCCAAGGTAAGTCAATGTTGATCAGTGTCCCAAGCGTCTGTAGGTTCAGTCCCTCGCATGCAGCGTCAGTTGCGACGACCAGTTGAACCTCACGTGTTTTGACCAATTTTTTTATTCGATCGCGATCAACACCGATGAATTCACCGTCGCGAAACAGTCCGCTCTTGCCTGCGCCAGCATAGACAGCTACTACTTTATCGGGAAAGTCTTTGGCAAGTTCGGTAGCTACCCAATGGGCCGTATCGTAGTACTGCGAAAAAATGATACAGCCTAGCTCACTCCAAGTCTGTCCACCGCTGCGATGCTGGCTGAGAAACCATCGCACAGCGTTCAACTTCGGGTCTACGGCTTCAGCACGAGTAAGTTCGTCGCGAATGGCTTCCAAGTAGCCGACCTCTTCATCGGTTAAGGTCTGAAGTGCACCAAGCTCTGCCATCTCCACATGTGGGTTGTCGTCACTGGTATCGACGCGCCTTTCCAGCATGCGCTCTACCGTCAAACGTCCTGACTGAAAGGACGAGCAGATTCGTTGAAGAAACACGGACCGCAGGAGCTTAGCGCCCTTGGTGCGCTTGCTAAGGACCTCGATAAACGCCTCTGCGGCTTCGTATGCCAATTCAAATGGGCGGTTAGTCATAAGGCCGCGA